AGACGCGCTGACCGTTCTCACCACGCTCACGGTCACCCCGCAGGCGACCTACCAACCCCCGGTGGCCCTCGGCGTCGCTGTCGCGCTGGCCGTTGCCCCGCAGGTCACGTACCAGCCGGTCGTTGCGCTCGCCGTGCAGGTCACCCTCGGGGTGTCGATCTCGGGCACCCAGAACGGCACCGTGCCCCTCACCGTCCTCGTCGCGCTCGCAGTGACCGGCCAAGACACCTACGTCGCCACCGTCCCGCTCCTGGTTGCCGTGGCGCTCAGTGCCGCTGGCCAAGACCAGTACATCGCCACCGTGGGCCTGGTCGCCGCGGTGAACCTAGCGGTCGCCGCCCAAGCCACCAGGCCCGTGGTCGCGGCGCTGGCGGTCGCGGTCGCTTTGACCGCTGCTGGACAAGCCGAACGCGACGCCACCGCCAGCCTTCTGGTGGCGGTCGCTCTGGCCGTGACCGGCCTGCCCGAACGAGACGCCACCGTCGCGCTTCTCGTACAGGTCGCGCTCGCCGCGGCCGGCTCCACTCAACTCGGCGCGGTGATCCCGCTCGCTGTCGCTGTGACGCTCCTCGCTCAAGGCATCGTCGCCTCCGCCGCGACCTACCCCGTGACCGGCGGCAACTCCGGGTATGCGCTGCCCGGCATCACCGACACCGGCGCCACCAGCGGTGTCCTCGTCGGCGCGTCGTCGGGGTCGAGCCTCCGCGGCGTCACCGGATCCGCGTCACCGACCCGACCAGTCACCGGAGGCTAAGAAATGTCGTGGTATCAGCTACTCAGCATCATCCGCGAGAGCCGCGACCTGACCGCGTCCGGCCGCGACATCGAACGCTACGTCTGCCCGAACGACGGCGAACCTCTTACGCAGGGCCCGAACGGGCAGTGGCGGTGCCGCTTCGACGGGTACACGCCGCACGACCAACCATCCGGATAAGCCCAGGATGGTCGGGTTGGGCTGTTACGATGCGCGCAACAGCCCCTTCCTGGCGCCCCACGGGTCGCCTGAGCCAGAAAGAGAGTTCGAGGGTATGGGCAGCAAGTTAGGGGATGGCGCGCGCTTGACCGGCGGTTAGTGGCGCCTGGTTGTGCACCCGCGAGGACGTCGCCAACGCGATAGACGTCCAAGCCACCAGCCGCGACTACCCGCAGATCGACCGCCTCATCGAAGCCGCGTCGCGCGGCGTCGAACAATTCCTGCATCGCCAATTCGCGCCGACCCTCGACACCCGCTACTTCGACTGGCCCAACAACCAGATGGGCACCTCGTGGCGGCTCTGGCTCGACGCGAATGAACTCATCAGCGTCACCTCGATCCTGTCCGGCACCGCGTCCCTGACCAGCGGCCAGTACTTCCTCGAGCCCGCGAACTACGGCCCCCCGTACAACAGCGTCGAAGTCAACCTCGGTGGGTCCGGCGCGTTCAGCTCCGGGTCGACGTATCAGCGGGCGATCGCGATCACCGGCCTCTACGGGTACACCGACGACGCGATCAGCGTCGGGACCACGGTCGGCACGTTCAACAGCACCGACGATCTCGTGACGATCGCGGATGGTGTCCTCGCCGGCGTCGGGTCGGTCCTGCGGGTCGACGACGAGCGGATGCTGCTCGTCGACCGGATCATGGCCGACACCGCCCGCACGACCGCCGCCGACAACACGGCCAGCGAAGCCGACAACGTCATCACCCTCGCCCATGACACCTCGCACACCATCTACACCGGTGAGGTGCTGCTGATCGACGGCGAGCAGATGTATGTGACCGACGTCGCCGGGGACACGGTCGTGGTGAAGCGAGCCTGGTCAGGGTCACCGCTGGCCGCGCACTCAAGCGGCGCGACGGTGTATGCGTCGCGGCAGTTCAAGGTGCAGCGCGGCGCGCTGGGTACGACCGCCGCCGAGCATCTTGACGGGTCTGTCTGGTCGGCGTGGCAGGTACCTGGCCCGGTGCGGCAGCTCTGCATCGCTGAGGTTCTGAACTCTTTCCAACAGGAACAGTCGGCGTACGCGCGGATAGTCGGCTCGGGTGAAGGGCAGCGGGGCGCGTCAGGTGCAGGGTTGGACGACCTCCGCGGCCAGGTCTATAGCAGCCATGGCCGCAAAGCTCGACAGAGGGCGGTATGAGCCCCGATGCCTAGCCTGTCAGTCCCTGGCGTCCGAGTATCGGGCCCATTGTTCGATGGGACGTCGCTGCGTGTCGTCGCGCAGATGATGGAAGAGATCGACGACGAGCTGGCCGACAAGGCGCTCGACCTCGTCCAAGACCAGTTTCATCAGAACTTCCAACACCCGACCGGCTACTACGAGTCGCAGGTCATCGTCAAGCAGCAGGGCCACAACACGAAGCTCATCACCGACCAGGGCATCGTCTACGGGCCGTGGCTCGAGGGCACCGGGTCGCGTAACCGTACGACCGCGTTCAAGGGTTACAACGACTCCCGCAAGGCCGTGCAGCAGCTCAACGCGCAAGCCACCCGGATCACGCAGGCGGTCGTGACCCGGTACCTCGGGAAACTCCAATGATCGACTCTGTCGCCGTACTGGGGAAGCTCGCGGACTATTCGCTGCGGCTCGGCATCTTCGACAAGGTCAACCGGCACGAGCCGAAGTCCGCGCCCGGCAACGGCGTGAACACCGCGATCTGGCTCGACGAATTCGAGACGGTCGAATCGTCGGGGCTATCTATGACGTCGATGCGGCTCGCGTATCAGCAGCGGATCTACCTGCCGATGCTCAGCGAGCCGCAGGACGCGATCGACCCGGCCGTCCACGCCGCGACCCAGAAAGTCATGAACGCCTATAGCACCGGGTTCAGCCTCGAAGGCACCGCCCGGCAGGTCGACCTGTTCGGCGCCTACGGCGACAAGCTCCGCGCGAAGGCCGGCTATATCAACCAGGACAGCAAGTTGTTCCGGGCAATGGTCATCACGTTGCCTCTGATCATTGACGACGTATTCGACCAGGAGGCATAGGTCACTGTGGGCAAATCAAGCGGGCTTGGCGACAACCTGTACGTCGGCGGCTACGACCTTTCCGGCGACACGCAGCAGCTCAGCAGGATCGGCGGCGGCCCCGCCGTCCTCGACGTCACCGGCATCAACAAATCCGCCTACGAGCGGATCGGCGGCCAACGCGACGGCGGGATCTCATGGACGTCGTTCTTCAACACCGCCGCCGGCCAAGCCCACCCCGTCCTATCAGCGCTCCCAACAGCGGATGTGCCGATCACCTACTGCCGCGGGACCGCGCTCGGTAACCCCGCCGCGTGCATGATCAGTAAGCAGCCGAACTACGACGGCAACCGCGACCAGGCCGGCAATTTCACGTTCAAGCTCGGCGCGGTCGCGAACGGGTACGGCCTCGAGTGGGGTGTGCAAGGAACCGCCGGGGTCCGCGCCGACACCACCGCGACGAACGGGACCGGCGTCGACCTCGGCACGGCGGTCGCGGCGGCCGGGTTCGGGTTGCAGGCCTACCTGCAAGTGTTCAGCGTCACCGGCACCTCGTGCACTGTGAAGCTCCAAGGGTCATCCGACAACGGCGGCAGCGACGCGTTCGCCGATATCACCGGCGGCGGATTCACCGCCGCGACGGGCATCACGTCGCAGCGGATCGCGACCGCGACGAACCTCACGCTCGAGCGCTACATCCGGGTCGTCACATCCGGCACCTTCACGCAGTGCTCATTCTCGGTCGTGATCGTGCCGAACCTGTTAGCGCCGACGTTCTGATGGCCGGGCAAACCGAGTACATCGACGGCGTGAACCGGATCGTGCCCTCGGTCCCGGCCGCGGTCATGAAGACCTACTCGCTGGTCGCGCCATCGGAGACGCACCGCCGGCCCGCGTCGTGTCAGGACGTCGACTGCCAGCAGTGGCGCGAGGGGTGGGTCACGGCCCTAGACGAGTCGGACCCTGACCAGCGTGACGGCGCGAACTACATCCGTCTGATGGTCACTCGCCGGTTCACCGAGCACCGCGCGACCCGAGTGCCCAGCATCGACGGCGCCGGCGAGTCGACCGTCGTGATCGACGACACGGGCCCACTCACTGCGTTTCAGTTCGAGGCCGGGCAGAAGTGTTTCGGGGCGCATTCGATGAGCCTCGAACGTGAGCCGCTTTACGTCGTCCGCGGCGGAGATTTCCGCGGCAACCCGACCGGTGAGTGGCGGGAACACGCCAACGGCGAGGACTGGGTCGATGACCTGGCTACGAATCTGGACGCCAATCGGACGCTCAGAGACAACGGATAAGGAGAAACGAACCAATGGCTAAGGCATCTGGGCTCGGCTGGACCACGCTCTCGGTGGATGATTCCGGCGGTTCCGTCGTCGTGATCAAGAACGACATCACGTCCCTCGACTTCTCCACCCCCCGCGGCGTGCAGGACGTCACCGGTATCGACAAGAGCGCGATCGAGCGGCTATTGCTCCTCGCTGACTTCTCGATCAACCTGAGTGGAGTATTCAACGCGGCCACCTCGCACACCGTGTTCTCGACGGTGCCGTCGACCTCCGTTGCCCGGACCACGTCGATGACCGTCAACGCGAAGTCCCTCCCGAACGAGGTTCTCTACACCGACTACGCGTTGTCCCGCTCGGCCGCGGGTGAGTTGACGTGGAAGGCGCCCGGCGTCCTCGCTGATGGCACTGTTCCGACCTGGGCCTGACCCAGTGGGGTATGACCGACGCGCAGCCGCCGGGCTCCAACGTCTCACCTTTGAGGCTGATGAGCTCGGCGGCTTCGACGTGCTCCTACGTCCCTCGACTGTTGAGGCGCTCGCGTTGATCGTGGAGCTCGATGACATCGACCCGGTGCAGCAAGTCACGACGGCGGCGCTTCTCTCGTTGCGGCCGCTGTGCCGCGAGTTCGCGTCGCTGATCGTGGCATGGAACCTCGAGGAGAACGGCGACCCCGTCCCGGTTTCAGCGGAGGCGTTTCTAGCACTCGACGCGCCGTTCGTTCTACGCGCCACGAAGGTATGGGTCCGCGCGACGCTGGGCCTGCCGCAGACCCTCACCGCCGCCGCTGACGAGGATGAGGACGAGTTTGACGAGTCGGTTCTGCCGATGGAACCAGTAGCGAGCTGACCGATGCCCACGAACGAGGTCGATGTAACAGTCAAGGGCACCGATGCGCTGTCGCCTGTCCTGACGAAAGCCACAGGCAGCGTCGAGTCGTTCGCGTCGAAGTCGGGCGCCCTGGTCACGAAGTTCGGGCAGCAGATCGGCGGCGAACTCGGCGAACTCGTCTCCAAAACCGGCGATACCTTCGCGAAGTTCGGCGAGACAGCTAGCAGTTCCCTCGGCAAGGTCACCGCAGTATCCGCCGGCATCGCCGGCGTCGGACTTGCCATGCAGTCGTTCGCGGCTGGGTCGAAGCAGTCCGAGGATCAGCTCAAGGCCGCCGTCGATGCAACCGGGGATTCGTTCGAGCGCTACTCGGGGCAGATCTCGAAGGCGAACGATTCGATGGCACGGTTCGGTCATGACGACGACGAGACTGCGAACTCGCTTCGTGTCCTGACCCAGTCGACGGGATCGCTCAGCACGGCCCTCAATGAATTGCCTCTCGTCGCGAATCTGGCCGCCGCGAAACACATCAGCCTCGCCGATGCCGCGCAGCTCGTTGGGCTCGTCTTCGCTGGCAACACGCGGCTGTTGAAGCAGTACGGCATCGACATGACCGTGACGGCCGGGAATACGCAGCAGGCGACCGCTGCGCTCGACGCGTTGGCCGCGAAGGTGAACGGGCAGGCCGCCGCATCGGTCGATAACTTCAACGGGAAAGTCAACGAGGCGAAGATCCGAATCATCGACTGGGCCGAAGGGCTGGCCGGGCAGGCTGGTCCAGCTGTCACCTATGTCGGTACCGCCGCGACGATCACGTCGGGTGCCCTTGATCTGCTGAACAAGGTCGGCGCCGAGAACATCAAGACTTGGAGCAAGTGGGGGGCCATCGCCGCTGCGTCTGGGGTGGCCATCTACGAGGCCGGCACTCAGCTCAGCGGCTACATCGAGCGAAACAACGCATTCGCGAAGGTGCTCGACAACTCATCGAAAGCGCTCGAGACCTTCACGGCGGCGACGAAGGCTGACGGCGCGGCGCTGGGTGATCAGGCCATCGCCGCGGCGGCGTCTTCCGTGCAGGCCTCGGGCATCGCTGACAAGGCGAAGAAGGCCGGGATCACTCTTGAGCAGTTGACGTCGGCGGTCACCGGATCCGACGACGCGTTCGCGTCGTTGGTGGATACGTGGAAGGCGTCGGGCAAGCCGAGCGGCGACACCCTGACCGCGCTCGCTCTGCTGCACCGGCAGTTCCAGCAGGGCCAGATCTCGGGGCAGGACTTCGCGCAGGCGATGCAGGACTTGGGTGTCGCCACGGCCGGCGCCGCCGTTGATCTGACCAACGCGCAGAAGGCCCTCGGGGGGACCGCCGACGCGTTGGCGCAGAACGGTAAGGCCGCCGACACCGTAGCCCAAGCGTTCAAGGAAATTCAGAACCCCGCCGAGGATCTCTACCGGTCGACCCTCTCGGCGAGCGACTCGATCCAATCGTTCGTCGACGATGTGAATGCGGCGACGAAGAGCGGCGACAAGTTCTCGAAGTCGCTCGACACGAACACCCAGTCCGGTCGCACGAACGTCGAGTCGCTGCTCGGGATCATCGACAACATCAATCAGGTGACGCTCAAGAGTCAGCAGAGCGGCGATACCGTCGCGCAGACGCAGACGAAGATTGACGGCCTGAATTTGTCGCTCCGTAACGCGGCGACCGGTGCCGGGATCAATAAGGACGCGCTGCAAAAGCTGGTCGACCAGTATGAGACGAACCCGAAGACGTTCGCGTATCAGATCACGGTCGACGCGACGAACGCGTTCAATCAGATCGACACCCTGCAAGGCAAAATCGCGTACGTCAACTCGCTTAAGGTCACGAACCCGGCCGCCTACGGGGCGTTGTCGGCGTCGACAGCGGACCCCCGGCGGTCCCAGGGCGGGTACGAGCACGGCGGCATCGTCGGCGCCGCCGCGACCGGCGGGCCCCGCGCGGGCCGTATCCGTGTCGGTGAGCATGGCCCGGAAGATGTCGACCTGCCACCGGGATCGCAGGTA